CCGTGCCGCAGCACGGGCCTCTGATAGCATATAGTAAAGGTCACTGCCTTCAATGATTGGCACTTGCCCTCGGCGCTTGTTTGTCTGGGCGCGGTGTGGGTCAACGAAATTGATATAGCCAGAGGTGACGCGATCCCATGTCAGGTCGAGTATCGCACTCATACGGTGGCCCGATCCGAGCGCAATGAGCATAAACAACCGAATGTGAAATGAGGGGCAGTTGTCGAATATTTGTCTGGCCTGTTCTTTTGTGATGTGCGGCTTGCCTTTGGGCTTAATGCTTGGCGAGTAAAAAACTGCGCCAGAGGGACAAAACTTTTCCTTCACGCAAAAATTAATCGCAGCCGCTAGTGAACGGATTTCACGTCCGACACTTTCCTCACTGACAGTCTTGGCTTTTTTCCATCCCTTGCGGGTGTACTTTTGCTTGGTGCGGAAGTTTATATAATCTCTGCAAGTATTTCTGGATATTGTGTTGGCTGGGGTTTGCCCAAAAAATAAAATAATATTTTTGTCATTATGAACTTCATATGAGCCTGACGTTTTGTGCCGCTCGGCATAATATTTGAGACACTCTAAAACAGAAGGAGCGACAGACAGCCGCTCCTGTTCTTCTAATTTTATAAAATTGGCTAACTCGACGAGAGCGCGTTTTTCATCCTCACACCCCGTCGAAAGGAATTTTCTTTTTCCTTCAGAATAATATCTGATGCACCAGTATGGGGTGTTTGATCTTCTGACCAGTTTCGGTACTTGCATTTGCTCTCAAAGGTTTTCCAATCCTCTGCAAGAACTACCACCTTTCCACCCAGCTTCATAGCTTCAAGTTCGCCGCGCTCAATGAACTTACGAACGGTCTGCTTGTCTATGCCCCAGCGTAAGGACAACTCTCTTACACTGAGGCCGCGATCTACAACATCAAAATGGGATTTCATCGTCCAATTCCACTTTTGCCGATCCGTTTGCTACCTGCGCCCCCAGATTAGGGTTGTCGTCATAGTTATGCTGTCTGTTCCCGTTAGGGTAGCTGCGCTCTGACAGGTTTGTGATCTTGCCGTTAAAGTTATCAACTTTGATTTCCGTTGTGGTTCGTTTGTTGCCGCTCTGGTCTTTCCATTGGCGGTAGGTCACTTGACCGACCACTTGCAGTTTTGAACCTTTTTTCACGTATTGCTTGATATATTTGACAGTTTGTTCGTTAAAAACGGAAACATTATGCCATTGCGTGATTTCTTTGTCTTGATTGGTTTTTCGATCTTTCCACTTTTCACTGGTGGCAAGCGAGAATGAGGCGATTTCGCCGATCTCAGTTCCGCGAATTTCGGGTTCACGGCCTACGTTTCCAATTAAGATAACTTGATTAAACATTGTTTGGGTTCCTTCTTATAATGCCATTTCTTCGGCTTCGGGCATGGGGATTGCGTTGTCTGCGATGCGATCAACAATTTCGGTCAACGGGCCTGTCATTGTTTCAAGGCACTTTTTGGCCCAATTAGCCGCCCCTTGACCCGCAGAACTAATTTGATCCAGTTCGTCCAAGTAACGCTTTTCGACCTCTGTGTACTGATCTTGGGTCGTGCAGAGTTCAAAAACTGCCAGCGCTTCTTCGCGCCATCTGGTCAAAACCTCTGGAATTTTTGCCTTGTCTTTGGCGGCAAGGGTTGTGAGGTATTCTGATGTTATTGTCTGCCACTTTTCCTCATGCTCTTTGAGAAACGTCCCGCGCGGCTTAACACTTGTGACCTTCACGTTTGGAAAGGCTTCTTTAATATGCTTGAACTCTGACGATTGTTCGACAGTGCCTTTTAGGTCGTCTTGGTAGCGATCCCACTGTTGCAGCTTTTCAGCTTTGTCAGGAACACCCATCAGTTCGTTAAGGGATGCAAACTCACCGCCATGCAGCCCCATCTGAGCAAGAGCGCGTCCGATTGCGCTGGTTTCACAGTTTTCCAAGGCAGAGGTTTTGTTCACGTTCGTTGAACCACGCACTTCTTCAGCGTGGCCCGTGGCAAGTTCTCGTCCTTCTGGGTCAAATATTGACGCCTTAAAGACAATCATTTTGCCATCGTTGAAAATCATTTCTGTTTTGATTTGATGCCTCGGGTGAAACGCACGAAACGCTTCAATTCTTTGGCTCACATCGTGGTATTTTTTGCCCCCCCGCACGGGAGTGCCTTCCATTCGATCAATCAAGGCCATCGACATATTTAGACTATCAACAGGCGTTAAGTCATTCATTGTTTGGGTTTCCTTCTTTAAGAATTTTTTTATTAGGAAATGTATTATTATGTTATAAAATAGAAAAGCGCAAGGCAAAAAATATGCCTTACGCCTAAAAATATTACGTTAGTTTCTTAGTCTATTTCTTTCTTAACCCAAACCACGGGGTGACAAGACTTTAATTTCACGCCCGATATTGGGGATGAATTTGCGACTTTAATGGTCCAGACAGATTTATCTTCGGGACGGAGTGTGCCGATATACTTGTCACCATCGGCGGTCACAAAAAGACACTCATAGTCTTTCGATGCCGCGTTCATTGGGGTGATCCCACGCTGTCGAGCGTAGATCAAGTCTCCCTTGTGATACGTTGGTTCGTAACGATCACTTCCAACAACCGTGATGATATATGTTTCTATATCTTCTCCCAGTTGGATTTTGGGGGCCATTACATCTTCTTTAACAGTCAACTTCGCGTCACTCCCCAGCTCGTATTCGACGCTTTGCAAGCCGAGGCTCGGCGATCCTGTTAAAAATTGAACATCCGTTTTAAGGATTGTAGCAAGTCTTTTTAGATCATCTAAACTCGGTTCGTTTCGACCACTCTCCCAGTGGGCTATTGTGCCTTGAGAAATGTTTAACTTTTTGGCGACTTCATTTTGTCGAAGCCCACTTTCTGTACGCAACTTTTTAATACGGTGCGAAATCCCAGTAGGTGCCATGATTACCTCTTTGTTCAGTCTTTCGGAGGAGAATATTCCAACGAAAAGGCGTTTTCGTCATATTTTATGACTTTGATGTTTGCTTTCATTTTATACCTTCAAGAGATAGAGGGTGGACCCGTGAACCATTCAAGAACGATGCCTTGGTAATTCTCTGAAAAGTCAGGGGTTGGAGGTTGAGCTTTTGATTTGTACACAACTGAAACCGCTTTGTGTGCATAGCTTCTTCCTAGCCTGAGAAGTCCCCATGTGTAGACAGTGGCTCTTGACGTGCTAAGAAACAAAGCAAAAAATGTTTTATATTTGTTCATATCCCCTATCTCTCAAGTTAACGATTAAACGTCTTACAAAAGAGAAAAGAGGTGGTCCCGCCTTCCAAGGCTGAACAATGCCTTCGTGCAATTCTGACCATTCGTCGGTTGCTGGTCGTGATTTTTGTTTAACTTTACTAATATTTTTCGTGACGCATTTAGTGGTACACCGACCAACTATATAAGACCACGTAAACACGCTATACAGTCTACGTTTTGTAACCGCTTCAAAATACATACCTTTTCTCCCTATACTTTGTACCTTTCAAAGATGCAGGTAGGTTACACCCATTCCTTTTTTTATCGATGGCGAGGTCCATCTCGGTTATTCGCATTTTAAAATAACCCATTTTTTGACGGTAATTTAAAATAAACGGTTTCAAATACCGAGATAATATATTACATTTTGTAAAGAATTTTTGAAAGTTGGAGATATTAAAAATGAGTGAAATAAGGGAGTTCTTGGTATCTCTGGGTGGCGGTTCAGAAGTTGCTCGCAAGTGCAAAGTTTCACGCTCCGCAATTTCCCACTGGGTCAAGCGGCAGTCGATACCCGCAAAGCAAGCGTTAAACATTTTGACATTAGCAGCGGAAAAAAACATTCAGCTAACCCCTACAGAATTTCTCGAACAGTTTACAAAAAGTAAAGTTTCTTCAGAAGTTTTAACAAATAATGACAAAATGTAAACAAAAAAATTTCTAATCATTAATCAGTTAAAAAATGTCATTTTATTTTGAAATTCCTGTCACGCCAGTTCCGAAGGCAAGACCGCGCACATATACGACAAAGACGGGCATCACTAGAACCATTACACCCAACAAAACAAGAAGCTTTGAAAGCTATATTAAAGGCTGGCTACAACTTCGCTTTGACCGACAGCCGTTCCAAGAGCCACTTTATTTTGAACTGACCTTTGTGTTCGAGGTTCCTAAAAGTTACTCCAAGGCCAGCCGACTTTATTGTTTGTCTGAGCGAGGGCGTCACACAAAAAAACCTGATTTAGATAATTTAGAAAAAAGCGTTTTAGATGCAGCGGAAGGTGTTTTGTTCTACAACGACAGTCAAATTTGCAAGAAAACAAGTCAGAAGAAATGGGGCTTAGAGCCTTTAATTATAATGGAGTTTTCTGTTTACGAATAGTAATCGACACGACCTCGCTACGATGTCGTATCGATATCAAGACACATAATACATAATACATAATACATAAATATATATACATATTTAGCGGCTCACGCCGTTTTTTTATTTTTTATTTGACTGCTCGATGCAGTGCAGTTTATATGCTTTGCTCATAAATAAATTACAAAAACTAAAAAACCCAAACAAACGCGAAGGTGCAATGAAAGACAAATTCACAAAATTTTTGCCGATATATATTCGGGACTACCGAGCAGACACGGCACATCTCACTCTTGAACAGCATGGGGCATATTTTTTGTTCCTGATGGAGCAGTGGGAGAAAGGATATGTCGATAATGATTATCGCATAATGAAGAAAACTCTTATGGGCAACGAATATACAGATGATGTTGCAGGAGTGCTTCTGGAATTTTTTGAAAGAGAGGATGATAACCAAGACATAAATCGCCAGCCACGGCTCCAGCGTGAGCGAGAGAGGGCTGAAGAAATTTACAATCGGAAAGCCGACGCAGCGCGATCTGTTGCACAGACAAGGGCCAAACCTGCCGCAACGTCAACTAAAAAACGTATTACAAAACGTAAAAACAATGTTGACAAAGCATCAACAGAAGATAAAGCTTATTTCTTTAAAGGCAGCGTGATCAAGCTGACCCAAAAAGACTACGACAAATTAGCGGAGTTGTTTCCTCTTATCGACTTGAGTTCTGAATTAAAGCGGTTCGATTTAGCATTTACGCACGACGGTAATAGAAAAAATTGGTTTATGCAGCTGCAAGCAAAGCTGAAATACCAGAACGATAAAAGGGCAAAAGAGCAGCAAGAACCGAGGTTATTTAAGACGCCGAGAGGTGCAATATGAAAACTATAAAAGAGGGACTGCTTGAAAACGGTATTGCTCTAAAGTCTTATGCACAAGGAACGCACAGACTTCCCTGCCCAGTTTGTTCTGGTGGTCGAAAAAACAAAAATGATCCGTGCCTGTCCGTTACGATTGATGGGGACAGCGCTGTTTACTACTGCCACC